AACATCTGATGAAGATGATGAATCGCTGAGTTACTTCTCTCGATTAGTCAATTCTTAAGACACACAACCCACCGCAAGGTGGGTTTTTTTATACCCCTGATATTCTTGGATTATATGTTGACTTTAATCTGTCTGAGATATAATCTGACGATTTTTCATATAGCATAATATTTCTATGATCTGTTAAGAACAGTGTTAAGAATTGTGGTTTTAGTATTTTTATTCTTCTTTTCTCATCATTAAGTTTAACTTCATATTGGTAATTTGTAATTGCTGATACAGGATTTACATTCACGATTGAATTTGAAAAATTCATATATTTAAAAGTGAAATTTGCATCGACTTCCAAACCTGCAGGTATTACAACACGTTTATATTCATCTATTATTTCTCTTGTTTCATAATGATGTATACCGTTTATGTTTACTTCAGACCCATACTTACCTAACATATATTCATGTAAATCGTTATGCTCAAGGGGCCATTGGTCTCTGACGTTAGTAATATTATTTGTTGTAAGCACAACCCAATCTAATTCTGAGTCACCATACAAATCTTTCGCAACCATATCTGGTCTCATTCCTTGTTCAACATAATAATAATTAAAAGCAGTGATTGCCTGATCTACATCATCTCTCAGTTTTGCTCTTTTAAAAATATTTTTGACAGGAATTCTATCCTCAATCTTATTCTGATTACGCAAAAGATTTGGATATAGTATGTTGGGTAATTCTTCGAAATATGCCATTAGTAACCTACCGCATCTAGTGGGAGTGAACCAGTTAAATCAGTATATGCAAATGGATCCTCTTCATAATCTGTATTGTAAATTGGTTCAAGTTCTTTGAATTGTAATGATAATATACACGATGTTGGTTGACCTTTTTCATAAGCATTCCACATTCCTTCAGGAGTGTAGTTTACTGCAGCACCAACACAAGCACACGTTTTAATTTTTAAAACAGAGTGATTGGTATTTGTAAACTCGTTCTTTGATTTAGATGTTTTAAAATGTATATCAAAAATATTTGGTGTCCCTAAGAAATACGAAGTACCACCAGGTGTGCTATTACTTATTTTCTTTGCTGCCATACCTTGTTTGAAGAATCGAATAATATTATTAACACGAATTGCTTCTTGTTGACTACGAGGACTCATCTTCCAATCAAATCTAAATGCTCTTAATGCTGGTGCGTTGAATAATAATTCTAAGTTTGAGTTTGGAATTACACCTGCACCTCTTGCAAGAATTGTTTCTGGAGATATACCAAAACCAGCTAGGTTCAAAAGTGAAGATCCAACTGCACTTCTTGCGAGTAAATTTGCGTCTTGATCTTTTGATGCTTGTTTAAGAAAATCTACTAGTGCTAATCCATCTTTTTGTGCACTACCAAAAACTTGCTTCATAAAATCAAAAGGCCCTTCATATTTTCCATTCATTAAATTTTCTGTAAACTGAATTCCTTGTTCTAATGCACCAGCACCTAAAGTTGCTGCAGCTGCAGTTAAAGCATTTAATTGGTCTTCACCCCACGCAACGTTGTTAGAATCATTTAATTGGTTTGGCATTGGAAGTTTTACTAAACCTATGTGATGATTTTTTGGAGATGTCCTCTGCAATCCAGCTGGAGTAATTACATTTCCTTCTTTGTCCTTCTCACCTGCTAATGTTGTTCCAGCTATTCTTTTTGCAGCATCAAAAGTTGTTTCACCATCTCTTTTTTTGGGGAAAAGAACTGATGGATTTACTCCCTGATATGTAAATTGATTTATTTGAATGTAATCTTGAGTGTTTCCATAATCTGCATCAATAGGATACTTTAGATTTTTTAAACTCAATCTTTGTAACAACGTATCAGTTGGTTGTATCTTTTTGAAATTTGCTTGTACTTTATCTAAGTCAATACCGAACTCAGTTGGAGGAGGAGGTTCATATTGACTTGTTATCAATGGAGAGCAAACAGTATTTTCTTCTGTTTTATTTCTTCTCTTACAATCCTCAACCATTACACTCTTAAGTTCATTTTCTATTGCAATCAACCTTTCTTTCTGCCATTTATCATAGGGATTCTCAGTTTGATTTAAACCATCACTAATTGCTCTAGCATAATCGTCACGACCTGCATAAAAATCTTTTCCTGTAGAAGTAAATGAATTTCCATTTGGTTTATTTGGATTTTGAAAATCATAAAGAGGAACAGGTCTATTTGGATTTTGGTTCACAAATTCTTCATCGGGTGCTTTAAAGATAAATCCATCACCAAATGTGAGAATCCCTTCACCCTTACTATTTGTAAATAATTTAGACTTTTTATCAAAAAATCCTCCATTGTCATTATCTTGAACTTGACTATATGGATCTAGATTTACCTCTTGGTAAGTGCTGTTATCAGTAGTATTTGTTTCAGACATTTAAATTGAATCCCAAGCCTTCTGTGGTGATACCTTCTGCCCATATTTATTAGAAAAATTCTCAGTTACTAATTGTGCAACACTTGCATACTCTTCGGGGTCAGGTGGAATAATAAAAATGTCTCCGATGTTACTAAAAAAATATCTGTGTAACGTCTTCTTTGGTAATATGGCACCTACTCTATTTATGAGACCTTTTGCAACCTCATCACGATAGTCTGGATTTAGGTAATGTAAGTTACCCCCAAGCAATTTATCTTCCTGAAAATCCATTACATATACGAGTGGTCTACGATCATAGAATGGATACTTATCAGGAAACTGAGCAGTGTATGAAAAGAAACAAAGTTCTCCAATCTCTGGTAAACGAACCTCTGCAACTTCGGAAAGTTCAGTATATAATTCATTCGCAAACCAATCTGGCCCTGTAATAGCAACACCTTGTGCTCTTTCTCTTATCTTTTCTCCGATAGTCATTTGATACCTAGATTATCTTCGGTCATTATTTTAAATTCAAAGTTACGATCAGCACAAAACTCTCTTGCTGCTTTCCATTTTGCTTGGTTAACTGCGTATGTTTGAACTGATTGTGCCCAAGACTTTGTTCTTTTCTTTGGATTCACGTTTGGCATCTTCGTTTCTTTCTTTGGTTTCACTTCGACAACCATAGTTCTTTTGTTTCCTTTCTTATCAATATACTTAACAAAAAAGTCTGGAAAATAACGATGAATGCGATTATCAATTGGAGAACGATAAGGAATCCAGAACTCTTCTGACTGCCACTCACTGATTGTCTCATTCAGATCACAGTAGTTCATGAATTTTCTTTCCCATAAAGACCTATAAATAATATTTCGGGGATTCCCTTTATACTTTTTCGGGTATCTTGGGTAATATTTTCCTTTATATGACATACATATATTATCAGGATCAATTTAAACACTATTTAGATGGCAATAAGATCAGAAGATTTACACTTAAGTATACCTAATGCGAGTCCTTTATTTTCGAAACTGGCAATCTCAACCCAGTTTAAAGTATCGTTGGATCTTGTTCGTAGAAGTGCATCAGGCAATAACTTAGGATTATTTGAATACTTAACTAATTGTGGATTGTTTAATGACACAACATCTACAAGTCAAAAATATGATTTCTTATGCTCTCAGGCATCTTTACCAGGTGCTTCTTTTGATGTTTCAGAAGAAATGGGAAGTCGTCAAGGAATGATCGAAAGATTTGCATCAAGAAGAGTATATAATCAATTTGATTTAACTTTTTATATTGATAATGATTATGATACTTTACGTATGTTTGAAGAGTGGATGAATTATATCAACCCAGTATATAACGAAGCAAATGGTAGATATGATGGAGCAGAGGGGAGTCAATTAAATGCTTATCGAGAGAGAAATACATATTCAAGATTTAGATATCCAGATGATTATCGAAGAATGATATCAATAACTAAGTTTGAAAGGGACTTTTTAAAAAATCCAAACGAAAAAAATAATACTTTTAAGAATATGCCACTGTTGACTTATCGTTTTATTGATACTTTTCCAGTTAGTATTAATGCAGTTCCAATGTCCTATAGTGATAGCACATTCTTAGAGGTCACAGTGGTATTTGCTTATCTAAGACATACGATTGAGAAGCACGGTAACGCTCAACAATCAGTTCGAGAGAAACTTTTGAGTAGTCAATTGACACAAGTGAATCCATTAGTACCAAAAATTATTGGAAATGAAATCGCACCTAGCACAAATAGTCCAACATTAACAGAGCCAGTTGGATATGTAAGTGGTAAACCATATTACGGGCCTTTCCACGAACATATGGGTGTGAAGATGGTGGGTGAAAGACATGCTCCTTATCCTCATGCTATAATATATGATACAGTTGCAGAGAGTTTACCTGGCAGTGTAATTGTTGGTGATCCAGTTACAGAAATCAATCCTGTTACAGAGCAACAAACTTCTGCTGGTGAGGGAACATCTCAAACAACTCAAACAACCGAGTCCAGTGGAGGTGGAACAACTACAACCGAAACTACAACAACTACTACAACCACTGACTCCTCTGGAGAAACCACCTCTAGCACTGAGAGTTCTTCTAGTTCTGGATCTGATGGTTCAAGTTCATATGGATCAAGTTCTTATGGTGGTTATTACGGTTACTAGAACCGTGCTATATACAATACTGAATAAAATATTATGCCTTTACCACAAATAGCGACCCCGACTTATGAGTTGGTTTTACCATCAACGGGAAAGAAAATTAAATACAGACCCTTTCTTGTTAAAGAAGAAAAAATATTAATTCTTGCATTAGAGAGTGAAGACCAAAAACAAATTACAGAGGCAGTTAAAACTACTTTAAAATCTTGTATAAGTACAAAAGGAATTAAGATAGATGAACTACCTACATTTGATATTGAATACATTTTCCTAAACATCAGAGGAAAATCTGTAGGTGAATCTGTAGATTTGATTGTCACTTGTCCTGATGACGGGACTACAACAGTTCCAGTCAAAATTTATATTGACGAAATTAAAGTAGAACAGAGTGAAAACCATACTCGTGATATAAACTTAGATGGTGTGTATACATTAAGAATGAAATACCCATCATTGAATCAGTTTATTGAAACTAACTTCGCAATTGCTCAAGAGAATGAAAAAGTCACGGTTGAAGATTCATTTAAGGTGATCGCATCTTGTATTGATGTGGTCTTTAGTGCAGAAGAATCTTGGTCAGCAAGTGACTCCACTACAAAAGAATTAAATGATTGGTTAGGAACTTTAGATTCTAGGCAATTTAAACAAATTGAAGATTTTTTTGAGACCATGCCAAAATTATCTCATACAATTAAAGTTACTAATCCAAACACAAAGGTTGAGAGTGATGTGAAACTGGAGGGTATAACAAGTTTTTTCGAATAGTTATGGCTCACATGGATCTTGAGTCATACTTTAAACTAAACTTTGCCTTGATGCAACACCATAAATAC